GGATAAGATAGATCAAACATTTGTACAAGGCGCAGGCGCTGTTGGTCAAGTTAGTTTCTGGAACGGTATAAACTCTATTACAGGTGACACTGACTTATATTGGGACGATCCAAATAAAAGATTAGGTATTGGTACCACTAGTCCTGGTTACAATTTACATGTTAAAAAAAGTAGTACTAACTCAGCAATAACGATAGAAGGCAATACAAATGCAGGCGCTAATTTTTCATCTAGATTAAATTTTTCAAATAAAGGAACATCTGGAAACGACATAGATTTTACTATTGGTTTAAAGAAGACAAATAATTTTGTTTTTATGGGTGATGCAGCTGCTAATGAGTTGATGAGGATAGAAGGAACCACTGGCGATGTAGGTATAGGAACTAGCAATCCGGAATCGAGACTACACATAGCAGATGCAAATCCTGTCTTTATAATGGAGGATACAACGAATCCTAATAAAAATAAGATAGAAAATGTAGACGGTAATATGATATTATCAGCCGACACAGGAAATCAGTTTGGTAATTCTAGAATTAGATTTGAAGTTGATGGCTCTGAAAAAATGAGATTAGATACTAATGGTAACTTAGGTATTGGAACTAGTAGTCCTGCTGCTAAACTACAAGTAAATGCAGGAACTGATAATTTAGTAGCAGAGCTTGAATCAACTGATTCTATTGCTGAAATAAGAATAAAAGATAATACAGCATATTCAAGATTATTAAATGTAGGCACACAATTAAAGTTAATGCCAAACGACGGTGTTGAAATGATGATTCTTGATGGTAATGATAATACAGTTAACATTCCTGATGATAAAAAAATAACTTTTGGTGATGCTGATGATTTAAGAATTTTTCACGAAATTGGCAGTACAAGTAAAATAGAAAATTACACAGGCAATCTTACAATACAACAAAGAGCTGATGATAGTGATATTGTTTTCCAATGTGATGATGGTTCTGGTGGTTTAACTCAATACTTTAGAATTGATGGTGGTTTTAGTTCACCACAAACAATATTTCCAGATGATTCTCAATTAAATTTTGGTAATAGTCTTGATTTAAGAATTGTACACGATGGTAGTTTAAATAAAATAAGCAGTCTTAATCACGATTTTAGAATTATACAAAATCTAGCAGATGGTGATATGTCATTCTATGCTGACAATGGAAGTGGAACTGCAACAGAATATTTTAGATTAGATGGTGGTAATGTGCAAACTATTTTTACAAAAGAAGCTAGATTCTTAGACAGTGTTTCAGCACAATTTGGTTCTAGTGGAGAACTAAGATTATTTCATACAGGCACAGGTGGTGTAATACAAAATTCAACAGGTGATTTGACTATTCAGCAAGACCAAAATGATGGAGATATAATATTTAGGTCAGACGATGGTTCTGGTGGAACAGCTCAATACTTCAGACTAGATGGTGGTAATGAACACGTTGTATATAGTAAACCAACAATATTTTCAGATGATGTTAAATTAAAATTTGGTGATGGTATTGATCTGGAAATATTCCATCAAAATAGTTCAGGTAATGCTTTTATACAAAACTACACAGGTAATTTAAGAATTATACAAAACGCAGATGACGCTGATATAACTTTTGAATCTGATAATGGTTCAGGTAGTACAACGGAATACTTTAGATTAGATGGTAGTACAGAGCAAAATGTAGTTTCTAAAAATATGAGATTTGAAGATAATGTTCAAGCTCAATTTGGCGCAGGAACAGATTTAAGAATATATCACGATGGGAGTGATTCTTATATTGATGAAACTGGAACTGGAGATTTATATATAAAAGCTGTAGATGATATTTGGATGCAAAGCGGCGCGAATATAATGAGTAGGTTTAATGCGCAAGGAGTAAAACTTTATTACTTGAATGTTTCAAAATTAGAAACTATATCTAGTGGTGTTAAGTTACCAGGACCTGGCGATGGTATTACTTTAGTGTCTCCAGATGGCAATACTACTAGAAAAATAAGCATAGATAACTCTGGAAACTTAGTTGTAGCGTAAAAAACAAAAAAAACAAGTAATAATAAACTTAAGAAAATATTATAAAAAATAAAAAATGAATACATTAACAATACCATTTTCAGGAGCAACAGCTTCAACTGAAGACAAAAAAGTAGTAGTTGATTTTGAAGATATAATTACAGTAGAACAAGCTAGTGCAACTAAAACAATAGTTTACGTTTCAAATTCAAGTTTTGGAAGAATTGAATTAACACATAGCTCTGCTGCTAATGGACAAATGGGTAATGCTATAAATAAAACAATATTGAACTCTAATTATGGAAACTCTGTAGTAACAATGCCTTCAGGTGTATCTATATCAGCTGTTTCATACAATTAAAAAAATTAGAAAATGAAATTTTTAGTATTTAAAAACGCAAGTGGTTTAGGATTAACCAGTGACTTAGTAATTAATTGGACTAGTGTAAAATACATTAGGCCACTTTCTTCATCTGTATTTTTTTTAGAATTAAATAATAATTCTCAAATAAAATTTACTGTAAATGCTGGTAATTCAGGAGATGTAATAAAAGCTATCAATAGTGCGATAACTTCAAATCCAGCATCGAGAATAATACATATTAATCCAAAAAGTATAGGAGCTTTTAGTTTTTCAAGTATAAAATATCTTGAAGGAGGTAAATTTATAGAAAATGATCATACTGTATATGTTTCTGCAGATGGAACAGACGCTGAAAACGGACAAGCGCTTTTAGATGGTTATGAAGAAGCAGTTGAAAAAATAGAAACAGTAACTAGTGCTCAAAGTTTTGGTGTATCATTTTCAATTACAGACTTTCAAAATACATATGAATTATATTTATCTGGCTCGGGAATTGGAGGAGGCGTAGCGGTAACTAATACTCCATATAATTTTAGCATGGATTTAGGAAGTGTTTTTTTAGATGGAGTTGATAGTATTTCTGGTGTTCAAAATTATACTTTTGAAATAACAGCTGTAGGATCTCCTTCTTCTAATAGAATGACTTTTGTAATTACATTAAATGGTAGAAGAGTTGAAGGTTATAGTGCGCTAGGTAATAATATTGCTGTGCTACAATCATCAAAAACAGCTTCTACATTAATAGTAGGACCTGGAGTATATGATCTTCCTTCTGATTTAATTATTAATGATATAGTTAGTATGATTTCTCTAGCAGGAACATGCGCAACTATTATAAAAGGAAGTAATGTAGAAGTTAAATCTTTAGCTAATAATACAAATACTCCTTCTATATTTCAAGGTTTTGAAATTTTAACTAATATATACGTTGATTCTAATTTATCTGTTACAACATTTGAAGACATATATGTTCGTAATGGATTTCAAGCTGGTAGTTTTCAACCAAGAACAGGTGTTGGAACTGCGTCTTCAGTTTATAAAAACTGCTACGCATCAGAAGCTTTTGGTAGAGGAACAGGCGCTTCATGCTCAGGAACATTTATAGAATGTTGGGGATATAAATCTTTCGGCGGTGACGGTGGAAACACTAGTGGAGTTTTTTATAGATGTGGATACGATAATTCAATATCTGGTACAAGTAATGATATGCCTTATAGAAACGGAGAATATCAATTTGGATACCAAGGAGCTGAATTTTCAGGACAATGTTTATATTGTATAGGAGATTATTACTCATTTGCTAGTAGAATGGAAACTGGAACAATAACAAGTAACGCTAAATTTAGTCATTGTACTTTAGTTGGCTACCAAGGATTTGCTGCTAGAACATTAAATAATTCAGGTAAATTTCATAATTGTGTTTCATATGGTTCAGCTGCTTATAGTTGGGAAATACCTAGTGGAGGTGATCACAGTGGAGCTGTTTATATGAATTGTACATCTCAATCACAATTATCGTTTGGAACTCCAAAATCTAGTGGTGGTGGAAGTTTTACAGGAAGATTTATAAATTGTACTGCTTTAGGAAATAATAATTTTGGGAAAAGAACCTCAGGTACTTCTGCAACAACAGGATTGTTATATAACTGCTATTCAAATGATGGATTTGCAGCGGTATCAGGTGCTGGAAAAATTAGAAACTCATTAGATAACACAACATTTTCATTAATAAACTTAGGATAATGACAAAAGAATACGTATTAACACAAAGCAATGTTTGGAAAATTTTAGGCCAAAATGGTTTAGAAGACGCTACTCAACAAGAAGCTGACGAAAATCAATTTATTTTAGAATCAACTCTTACGGGAGAAAATCTTACTTTTAGTGAAGTTTCTATAAGCGAAGTTCGTTTTACTCATAATGATAAGCAAGTAAGAGGTATTATAAACTGTTTAAAAGATGCTGAATTTTTACAAATAAGAATTTAAACCCTGCTCGGGAAAGAGCAATAAACCAAATATTAATTTAAAACCAAAACCAATGACGTTTTATTACCAGACTAGATCGTGGAATAGTCAACCACAAATTTCAGAAGAAACCATTAACCTTTGGAAACATCTCGCAGAAAAGAAAAACTGGAGAATAACCCAATTACCTAACGGTTTTTATCAAACTGAATACCAAGATCCAAATGATGAGACTTGGCACGACGTTACAAGACGTGAAACTATTGAAGGAGCAGAACAAGCTATTGATGGCTCAGTAGAACACTATGCTAAAAAAGTAGATTTCTTAAAAGGTCCTAAAGTCGTGAAAACCTTTGAATAATAATAATTAAATTAAATTAAATCAAATGATAGTTAAAAATCTGAACTTTGGCGATAACGCTAGAGATGAAGTATTTAAAGGTATAACAAAACTTACACAAGCTGTTAGCTCCACACTCGGAGCTAGCGGCAAGTGTGTTTTACTTGAAGATGCTGCTGGTAATCCAGTAATAACAAAAGACGGTGTAACTGTAGCAAATTCAGTAATTTTGTTAGACCCAGTAGAAAACATGGGCGCTACACTTTTAAAAGAAGCCGCGCGTAAAACAGTACAACAAGCAGGTGATGGTACTACCACTGCAACCATATTAGCACATGCTATATTAGAAGAAGCATATGCGGTTGTAAATAAAACTAATTCTAGAGAATTAAAAGAAGGTATAAACTCTGCAGTTGACAAAGTAATAAAATATTTAGAATCTATATCTGTTTCAGTTGAAGGAGATATGATTGATAACATTGCTACAATATCTACAAACAATGATCACAAGCTAGGTAAATTAATTGCTGACGCGTTTAGAGCAGTAGATTTAACAGGTGTAGTAATGATGGAGCCATCTGCTGTTGGTAAGACAGAAATAAAAATAGTAGAAGGAGCTCAATACGATAAAGGTTTGACAAATAGGCATTTTATTACAAATGCTGAAAGTCAATCAGCGGAGTTAGATAATCCGCTAGTGCTGTTAATAGAGTCTAAGGTTGATTCAATAAGACAAATTCAGACAGTGCTAGAGTACGTTATAAAAAACAATAAACCTTTGCTTATTATAGGCGATTTAGAAAAAGGTGTTTTATCGGCTCTAGCCATGAATAAAATAAAAGGTAATATAAAAGTAAATGTTATTGACGCGCCAACATATGGTGTTAATAGAAAACAATTGCTAGATGATTTATCTTTATTAACAGATGCTACTATTATAAATGAAGATCTTGGCGATGATTTAGATTTAATTAAAATTGAATATCTTGGTAAATGCGTTAAAAGCATTACTACAGAAAATGAAACTATATTACAAGTAAATGAAACTTCTAATCAAGTAAAAGAAGTTATTCATGAAATTAAAAATAAATTAACTAAAAAAAATACAGCAAGCGAAGTAGTTAAGTTAGAAAAAAGACTAGCTATGTTAGCTGCTAAAATAGCAATAGTAAAAGTAGGCGCTAACTCTGATATTGAGTTAAAAGAAAAACAAGACAGAGTTGAAGACGCTATATGTGCTACTAAAGCTGCTATAAAAGAAGGGATTGTTCCAGGTGGTGGTGTTGCGTTATTAAATGCAGCATTAAATATAGAAGAAGATAACATTGGTGAAAAAATTTTATCTAAAGCAATATTATCTCCATTTAGAACAATATTAAGCAATGCCGGTATGAAACCACAGACACCAGAAAAAGAAGGTGAAGGTATTGACGTAGTTACAGGAAATATGGTACATATGATTAATAGTGGTATAATTGATCCTCTATTAGTTACAAAAAGCGCTCTTCAAAATGCAGCTTCAGTAGCTACTACAATTTTATCAACTGATTGTGTAATTAATAATATTAGAGTTAATGAAAGCAGTAGGTAAAAATTTAATCATAAATATATTAAAAGAAGGAACTACTAAAACAAAAGGTGGTTTACTTCTTGCAGAAAACCAACGTGAAGACATTAGATATGTAGAAGCTAGTATAGTTTCAGTAGGCAATGAAGTTGTAGGATTAAAACAAGATGATAAAATATATTTTGATCGTCACGCTGGTCATAAAATAGAAATTGATAAAAAATCTTATCGTGTAATTAAAGCTCAAGATATTGTAGTTGTTTTATGAGATTAAGTGCAAAAGATATTAAGGATTTAAACTTAATGAAACACTATCGAGTAATACGCAAATGGGCTTGCAAAAACAACAATTTAACCGATAGTGATTTAGAATTATTAATATACCTTGATTGTATTGATTTATTTACAATAAAAGATTTTAAAGCTGGTACATATGCGTATAGCTGGAATAATCGTAGATGGAATAAATTAATACAAGATGACTGGATAGTTGTATGGCGTAATAGAAATAGAACTACACAAAAATATAATATATATAAAATATCATTTAAAGGTAAACAATTAATTCAACGCATATATAGAATAATGCTTGGTCATGAAGACATAAATGTTGCTAGTAGAAATAAAATAATAACTGGCACTTCATATATGGATAAAGTAATGACAAAAGCAATTTATAATTTAAACAAAGACAAAACAAGATGAATAAAGATCCACTAAACTTTGGAGTATCTAGTATATTTGGTAGAATGGGACAAAATCCAAGTATAAATGCTTTAACAAACGCAAACGCTATGGCAAGCCAACAGCCAATGATGGCTGGCTCAATGATGGCTAAACCAGATATGTCTCAACAGATAATGACTGGTGGTTTTGATCCTATGACTCAACAAGTTGGTATGGGTATTTTTGGTGATCAAAACGCTAGAAACATGGCTGTTATGGGCTCTGGTATTATGATGAGTCCAATGTTAAAAGCTTTAGGTTCTGAACCAAACGTTGATCCTTGCTCTGCAGAGTTTGATTATGAAATAGCAACTGACGCTGGTCATTCAGCAGAAGATATTAGAAAATATAGAGAAGCAAATTGCAAAAAACAATAATTATGAGACACGATATAGAAAAAATTAAAAATAATCCTAAACTTGAAGGCCAAATAGGAGAAAATGCTATATGGGAAGGACCACTTAGTAAAGAAGGTTTTCCAATGGGTGTTGGTTCTAGCTCAGGTATTACACCCATGCAAGTATCAAAATATCCATGCAAGTATGATGCTATGCCTATTTCACAAAGAGCCAAAGTATATAAATAATCATGGGATATTTACAATACAATAGTCCTTTTTTACAGGAAAAATTTCCTGAAATAAAAGAAAAAAACAAAGGAAAATTTACAGCTTGGGTAAAGAAAAATATGCCAGGTAAATCAACATGCGAAGCAGCTAGCGCTGTTATGGCTAAAAAAGATAATTATAGTGCATCAGTAGTAAAAATGGCTAACTATGCTAAAAACTTTGGTTGTTCAAAAAAATAAAACATGAGTTTTTCAAAAAAATTTGCAAGTAATACACCTTTTAAACAAGGAGGTTATGTAGGTGGCGCTGATGTTAAAGGTGCTTATTATGTGCCAACAGGTAAAATGTATTCAGATATGTTTAATAAAATAGCTAAAGCTACTGCTAATATAATAGATAAACCAGAAGTTAAATACGGAAATAATAAAAATAAAACAGCCTACGATAAGTTTTGTGAAGAAAATCCAACAGATACACGTTGTAGTTAATAAAAATAAATATGGGACATAAAGGATATTACGGACAATACAGTGGAAACTCTAAGTTTTCAAAAAAAAGAGATGAAGACTATGATGCTAAAGAAGCATATAATAAAAATTTAAAAGCTTCTGCAAGATTGCACTATTTAGAAAATCTTAGACACGATCATGATTCACCAGCTAAAATAGAGGGTTATGATAATCCAGATGGTTATGAAGACAATGCTCGTAGAGATGAAGAAAGAAAAAATAAAAAACAAAAAAGAAACGCAGCGCTACAAGCTCACTGCACAGGTAAAAGAAAATAACAACTAATAAAAATTAATATTATGCCAGGACAAGCAGATAAAAAATCAGGTGCTTTATATAATAAAAGCCCTTATCATAATCAAAATAAAGGATACGCTAGTCAAGAAAGACGCGACCTACTAAAAGATAATCCAGTAGCCAGAACTGCTGCAGGAGATAGACCATGGATAGCTAAACATTATAAATCAGGTATGAACTATGGTTCACCTATGAAAAATGAGCATATGGATTCACCTATGAAAGGTGAGCATATAGATTCACCTATGAAAGGTGAGCATATGGATTCACCTATGAAAGGTCATCATAGCGCTATGCAAATGGAAACTCCTATGAAAAAACATAGTAAAGCTCAAGAAAAAAGATTAAACAAAGGTTTAGTTTCAGCTATACATCTACATGATGAATTTACTAGAAAAAACAATATCAAACACAAATAATAATAAATAAATAAAAAAATGTCAAAATTTATATCTGTATTTAATAGTGGCGGTGCTCCTTTTGCAGGACCGCTTAACGAAAACTTACTTAGCGTAGAAGAAATTATCAGTGTTGTACCTCAATCAGGGTCAAGCACAGTGCGAGTACATATGAATATCGGTTTCGATTTAGTTGCTCAAAAACCAAATTTTTACAAATTCACAGTTAGTCCAGCTTCATCAACTGATAAAGTAAATGTTGCAGCTTCAATAACAGAAGCAATTGATATTGCGCTTGAAGCTAATGGACCGTGTGTAATACCGGTTTCATTACCTGAAGGAGTAACAGTTACTGGAGCAGGATTTGCTAATTCATAAACAAAAAAAAAAATAATAAAAAAAATGAATACTATATTAAAAATTAAACTGCCAGCTGGAAAATTTGGTGTTGGTTCGCCTGCTTATGATTTTCCAATATATTTAGATGCTATTTCGCATATCTCAAGAGGAGCTAATGATCAAGAAGTAAAAGTTTATCCTGATGTAATATTTGATGCTTCATCAACAACAACTGGAGAATTTACATTAACTGCAAACGCAGGTGTAAACGCTGTAACAACTTTAATAAATGCTATTAATAGTAAACCAGGAGTTGGATCTATTCCAGTAACAGGATTTGATAGCATCTCTTATAACGGATAATGATTAAACCTAAAGGATTAGGTGACACAATTGAAAACTTCACCAAAGCTACCGGTATTAAAAAGCTAGCTGATAGCATACCCGGTGGCTGCGGATGCGGTAAACGCCGAGATGCGTTAAATAAAATATTTCCTTATAAAAAATAATTATGGCTTTTAAATTAACAAATCCTCCATATAAAATTGACAATACTCCAGTATATCATGTAGACATGGAAGCAGGTGTTATGGGTAAAGCTAATAACAATAGAACTATCATTTTAAATAAAGATTTAAAACCTCATCAAATACCAGAGGTTATAGCGCATGAACAAGTTCATATAGATCAAATGCGTAGAGGTGATCTTGATTATGATGATAATTATGTATATTGGAAAGGTAAAAAATACTCAAGGGCTAAAATGAAAGAAGGCGCTAAGAATTTACCTTGGGAAGCAGAAGCATATAGAAAAGCATGAGTAAAAAATTTAAAGACACAACTGTTGGTCAAATATTGTTTGGTGCAGCGTCAGCAATAAATCCTACATTGGGAAGCGTATTGCAAGGCGTTACATCACCAAAAGAAGCTATTGCAGCTATTACTAAATCAGATGCTCCAGCTGAAGATAAAGTAAAATTACAACAATTAATATACGATCAACAAACAAAAGAAATTGAAGCTATCACATCAAGATGGCAAGCTGACTCTATGAGTGATTCATGGATGTCAAAAAACGTACGACCATTAGTTTTAATATGGTGTATATGTATATTTTCATTAGCTGGAATATTAGACAGCGTAGAAACTATACCATTTCATATAAATGAATTATGGAACGATACGTTTGAAAAAGTAATGATGGCGGTAGTCTTAGCCTATTTTGGCGGACGTACGACAGAAAAAGCAAGTAATATATTTAAGAACAATAAAAATTAAAATGAATAATATGTCACAAAATCAACCAAAAAGAGCAATAGCGGTAATTCCAAGTGATACAATAAATATTCCTCAACCTGGTGCTTATTTAAGTGGTGCTAGTAGTACTAATGGTACAGCATTAACAACAGCTGGCGCTAAGTTTATAGATGGTGATTCTACTATTGGCAGAAACAATTTTGTGACTGCTGGTGATGTTGTTATATCTGGAACAGAAATAGCACAAGTAGTAAAAGTAGATAGTAATACTGTTTTAACTTTAGCAGCGCCTGGTATAACTGCGGCTGCGCCAAACGATTATAAAATATACAGAAGTAATGGTGGCGCTGTAAATGCAACTCAAGGTACTGATGGTTATAGTTTATTTGTTGGAGGCGCTGGCGATGTAGCAGTTGTAACAGTAGACGGTGATGAAATAGTTATGAAAAACGTTGGTAACGCTTCATTTATACCTCAACAAGTAATTAGAGTAAAAGCAGCTGGAACAACAGCGTCGGACATTATAGCACTAGATTAACATGTCTTCAATATTAGCTAATGCAAATGCGGTACTAGCTTTACCAGTAGATCCAGGTACAGGTAGTTCTCCTAGTATAGATAAAATAATTGGAGAAAACGGTATAGACTTCTTAATAGCCGAGAATACAACTCCTTCACTAAAATTCATGGTAAAAAATCCATAACACATGGCAAATATAAAATTCTCACAATTTACAGTCGGTAATACAGAATCAGATATAGACTTTGTAGTAGGTTACAAGGGAGGTGATAATATTCAAATATCTCCAACTAATTTATTAGCAGCATCACTTTCGGGTTATTTACCACTTGTTGGTGGTACAATGACTGGAACCAGCGGTATTCATATGCCTGATAATTTTGCTTTAAAAGCTGGAAATTCTCAAGATTTAGAAATATTCCATAATGGTACAGATAGTTCAATAAGAAACTTTGAAGGAAATTTAATTATAAGGAATGCTGATGCTGATAAAGATGTAATATTTCAAGCAGATGATGGTGCTGGTGGTATAGCAACTTATTTTTACTTAGATGGTTCTTTAACAACTGTAACACCTAGAACTGTGTTTCCAGATAATAGCGTATTAAGTTTTGGCACAGGTGCTGATTTACAAATATATCACAGCGGCACTGATTCTGTTATTGATAACCTTACAGGTGATTTATATATTAGTAATAAAGCTGATAATAAAGACATTATATTTAGAAGTGACGATGGAGGTGGTGGTTTTACTGAGTATTTTAGAGTTGATGGTGGCGATGAAATAACTTTATTTTCTAAAAATGTTAAGTTATCAGACAGTGTAGAACTTAGATTCGGTAACAGTAATGATTTAGTTATAAAACATAATGCAACTAACAGTGTTATTGATAATACAACAGGTGATTTAATTTTACAAAATCAAGCTAATGATGAAGATATAGTATTTAAATGTGATAACGGTAGTGGTGCTGTTATAGAATACTTAAGGTTAGATGGAAGTGATGAAAGACTAACAGTAAATGCGCCAAATGGTATGTTGTTTTTCGATAATATTCAAGCTAAATTTGGAACTAGTAGTGATTTAAAGATTCTTCACGATGGCACAGACTCTGTTATACAAAACAATACGGGTAATTTAAAAATATTTCAAAATGCTAATGACAAAGATATTACTTTTTACAATGACGATGGTTCAGGTGGAACAACTGCGTATTTCTTTTTAGATGGTAGTAAAGCAGGTCAAGGTGGGGGTAGAGTATTTACTAAATTTCCTGATAATAGTACTTTAAGTTTTGGAGCTGATCTTGGTGATTTACAAATATATCACGATGGTAGTGATAATTATATAGATAATATTACTGGTCATTTAATAATTCAAAACCAGTCAGCCAATAAAGATATAATATTTAAAAGTGATGATGGATCAGGTGGTTTAATTACATATTTTCAATTAGATGGTAGTAGTGAAAAAATTGTTTTTACTAAAGATTTAGCTTTAATTGATAATGTGAATATAGGTATGGGTAATAGTGGAGATTATGCACAATTTCACGACGGTACTAATACTTACTTATCAAATGGCACAGGCGATTTTTATATTAGAAATCAAGCTGATGATAAAGATATAATATTTCAAGCAGATGATGGAAGTGGAGGTAATGAAACTTATTTCTTTTTAGATGGTAGTGCCGGCGGTACTAATCCTATAACAATATTTCCAGATAGTTCTTACTTAAAATTTGGTAGCTCGCAAGACTTATCAATAGTTCATTCCGGTTCTGGTAGTGAAATATCGCATAATGGAACAGGTGATTTAGTAATACAAAACACAACAGACGATAAAGATATAGTATTTAATTGTGATGATGGTAGTGGTGGAGTAACTACATACTTTTCTTTAGACGGTAGTATTGTAAGAAATAAATTTTCTAAAAATTTACATATACCTGATAATGTAAAAGCTGAGTTTGGTTCTAATAATGATTTAGAAATATATCACGATGGTAGTGATTCTATCATAAAAGATGGTGGCACAGGAAGTTTAAGCATATTGTCAAGCCTCGTTCAATTAAAAAGTTCAGGAGGTACTAATAATCTAGCTAAATTCTTTAGTGGTGGTAATAGTTATATCTACGCGAACAACGTATTGAGAATAGAAGCAACTTCTTCTGGCGCAAAAGTACATGGTGATCTTAACATCACAAATGTATCAGAATACGCAGATAATACAGCAGCTATTGCAGCAGGATTAACAACAGGAGATGTTTATAGAACAGGAGATTTATTAAAAATAGTACACTAATGGCAAATATAAAGTTTTCACAATTTACACAAAAAACAACGCTAGGAACAGTAGATTTTTTAGTAGGATATACTGGCGCGCAAAACATACAAATAGATCCTGTTGACTTATTATCTGGTTACTCTCAAGGAACTGGGGCCGCAGGTCAAGTAACTTTTTTTAGCGCTGCTTCTACAGTAACTGGAGATAATAATTTATATTGGGATAATACTAATAAAAAATTAGGTATTGGAACTTCTACTCCAAGTAATATTTTAGAAGTTAAAACTACATTAGGAGCAGCAAATGTAGTAGGTATATTTAACGGCACTATGAGACTACAATTAGGTCTTAATAATAATGCGGGTGCCTTCATGTTCGTGCAACAAGCTTACGCTTTAAGACTTGGTACTGGTAATACTGAAAGAATGCGTGTTACTGCTGGCGGTGACGTAGGTATTGGCACTACTACTCCTGTAGCTAAACTACATGTAGAAGGTAGTTTTATTTCTAGTGGTATATCACAGTTAGGTACTACTGGAGCCAATGTATTATTAACATCTTCTAGCGCGGGTAATGTGGGTATTGGAACAAGTAGTCCTACAGATAAATTAGATATAGCTGGTGCTGCAAGATTTACTTCTAATATAACTTTTGATAGCGGAAAAGCTGGTAGAATTTATAAAGCTAGTAATCACGGTTTAGCAATACACGGAGTTACGGGAACTGAAAATGACTTTGCAATGTTTACTCCTACAGGTATGCTTAAAATAGTTGTACCAACTGGAACTAATAATTTAATTTTAAATCGTGATAACGGTAATGTAGGTATTGGAACAAGTAATCCTACTAATAAGTTACATATACAGTCTTCTGACAATGCGGCAACAGCTAATCTTGTATATCTAGAAAACATAGGTTCAGGAGGAGGTGAAGGAGTTTCTATTAAATTTAATCCAATGTTTAATGCAGAATCAATGATTGCATCTAACAGAGAAGGAGCAGTAGCAAATGCAAGTAATTTAACTTTTCATACTTATAACAATGCTATTAATGAAGCTATGCGTATTACTTCTAGCGGTAATGTAGGTATTGGGACTACTAGCCCTGGTAGAGATTTACAGGTTGGTGACGGTTCTAGTGATTCAGTAATAGCAATTGTGGGGCCAGGCTCTGGATTATCGCAATTAGCGCTAGGTGATAATGCTGACGATAACTATGCTCAAATTCTTTTAGATAACTCAAATAATAAATTACAAATACAAAATGGAGGGGGAGGAACTTTAGCTGATAGAGGCATTACATTAGATTCGTCTGAAAATGTAGGTATTGGAACCGCTAGTCCTGAATCAAAGCTCACAATAAAAGGAGATCCAGGAAACACAAACCAACCAGTAAGAATTACAAATGTTACTACAGATGCAAAAACTGGATTGTTTATAAATGGAACTGCTAATGCTGTAAATGAAAAATATGGTATGCAGTTTGGAGGTTATAATGAATATTCAATTGGAGGTATATTTGGTGTATTAGATAGTACAGCTGGTAGTACCTCAGGTGATATTACTTTTGATTTTGGTAACGGCATTGCTGCTGGTGATTTAATAGAAAAAGTTAGATTTACTCACGAAGGTAACGTAGGTATTGGAACTACTAGTCCTAGTGCTCCTTTAGGTTTTGGTAAATCAATATACGGTGATGTAGATACAGATGCTTTTTATAGAGTAAAATTTCAAGATCAAGGAGGTGTGGCTAATGATGTAGGTATTGGTCAAACTGAAACAGGTGGTTTAGGATTTAATATTACATCTGGTAAAAAATATACATTTTCTACAGGTACAAGCGGAACGCTTTTAGAATTAAGCTCTGTAAGTGCATCCTTTTTAAATATTCCAAAAATAATACTAAAGCTTAGTACTAATAATACTAGAGCTTCATTTGATGGTAGTGGTAATTATTTAAATATTAGAGCAGCAGATAACGATACAAGTAAACCTCAAATGTGGCTAGGCAATGGTACAGATGAAGGTATATATGCTAACGCCGCTATTCATTATTGGAGAGATACATCTAGTAATAATTACGCGACCTTAAGCTCAGACGGATTAGACGTTAAACAAGGAGATGTTGAAGTAGAAACTTCGTCTAATGGTTTAATATTAAAATCACCTGACGGAACAAGGTATAGAATAAGAGTAGCAAATGGAGGTACATTATCAGTATCTGCAGTATAGTAAAAATACAATAATAAGTGTAACTATTTAATAAAGAAACATATTAATTAATTAAATTAAATCAAAATGGCAAAAATTAAAGAAGAACAATTAAAAAAAGTAACAGAACAACAACAAGCTTTAAACAATTTATTAGCTAGAATTGGTGTTCTAGAAATTGAAAAACTTAATCTTTCTGGTGAAATTAAAAAACTAGAGGGTGAAGTTGAACAAACTAAAAAAGAACTAGAAGAAGAGTACGGTAGAGTTAGTATTAATCTAGCTGATGGTACATACGAAAAGATCGAAGATAAAGAAAATGCATAACATTAGAAAAATCAGTATTGGAACTGATTATAAAAATGATGCGATGCATTATGCAGTAGGCCAACAAGTTTATGGTGGCCATGAAATATCGCACATTTTATTTGAAGATTCTGATAGTTCTTATAACATTTATATAAAGAAAAACGATGAAGTATTGCCATGGAAAAAGTTTAATTCTAATATGGCTATATCAATCGAATACGATTTAGAGTATTAATGAAAAGTTTATACGATTTTATTGTAGAACCTTTAGGTGATAAATACAATAATGAAATACAAGTTGGTAATAAAAAACTAGTTGTTAATACTAAAATTGAATCATGGACTTTTGTAAATAGACTAGCTAAAGTAATTGAAACGCCAATTGCTTTTAAAACAAAAATTAAAAAAGGTGATACTATTGTAATACATCAAAATGTATTTAGGACTTTTTATGATATGCGTGGAAATAAAAAAGTTAGTAGATCATGGTTTAAAGATAATCTTTATTTTGTAGGTTTAGATCAAATATATTTATATAAAAACTCTAAAGGTTGGCATTCATTTGCAAATAGATGCTTTGTGCATCCAATAAAAGATAACGATAGTTTTACCACAAATAAAGAACAAAAATTAAAAGGTATATTAAAATACGGTAATACGAATTTAAAAAACCTTAATATAAACGAAGGAGATTTAGTTGGTTTTAAACCAAACAGAGAGTGGCAGTTTTTAGTAGAAGGTAAACGTTTATATTGTATGGAATCAAATGATATTGTAATTAAATATGAGCACCAAGGAAACGAAGAAGAATATAATCCAAGCTGGGCAAGTAGCAGTTAAAGAGTTAATTAAAGTTGCTAAAGAACCTATTATAGATTATGGTCCTGATATTTCCGCAGACAGACTTAAAAATGCTGCAGCTACAAAAAAACTAGCTATATTCGATGCTTTTGAAATACTTAATCGTATTGAAGAAGAAAAAAATATGTTAGAAGACAAGCCTAAGGTTGAAGAAAAGAAAAAATCAAATTTTAAAGGTTTTGCAGAAGGGAGGTCTAAATAATGTATAAGCAAGATTTATATACAATATTAAAAGATTATATAACTCCTAGTACTCTTAAAAAATATAATAAGCATAAAAAATGGGAGTATGGTTATAATGATCAGCATGATATGGTTGTTATAAGTAAAGACGGTACAATAGGTGATATATATGAAATACAAAATCTTAAAATAGCTTTACCAAAAGCAAAGAATATTCATAAGTTTAAAGAAAACACATGGAAGCAATTTGAATATCCTAAAGTTTTAAGTAAAATAAAAACAGTATTTGATTTTAAAAAGTATCCAGAAGATTTTAAAGAAAGATGGTATGACTACATTGATAACGAGTTTACCCGTAGAGAGGAGGGTTTTTGGTTTTATAACAAAGACGTTCCTACTTATATTAGTGGTACTCATTACATGTACTTGCAGTGGTCTAAAATTGACGTCGGAGCACCAGACTTTAGAGAATCAAATAGATTATTCTTTATTTTCTGGGAAGCTTGTAAGGCAGATTTACGATCCTATGGGATGTGTTACCTTAAGAACAGGCGATCTGGTTTTTCTTTCATGGCAAGCGGAGAGGTGGTTAACTTGGCAACCATATCAAGTGACTCCAGGTATGGTATATTATCAAAGTCTGGTCCTGATGCCAAAAAGATGTTTACCGATAAGGTGGTACCCATATCTGTCAACTACCCTTTCTTTTTCAAGCCGACCCAGGACGGAATGGACCGTCCCAAGACCGAACTTGCCTACCGTGTCCCCGCAACCAAGTACACCCGTCGTAAGCTCACCGCCTCCGCCGACGAAACCTTACAGGACGAATTACAGGGACTTGACACCACTATCGACTGGAAGAACACAGGTGATAACTCCTATGATGGGGAGAAACTCAAGCTCCTCGTCCATGATGAATCGGGCAAGTGGGAGAAACCAAACAACATCCTCAACAACTGGCGTGTTACGAAAACCACCTTACGATTAGGTAGTAGAATTATTGGTAAGTGCATGATGGGTTCAACATCAAACTCTTTAGATAAAGGTGGTAAAGAATTTAAAAAACTATATGACGACTCAGATGTTACAAAAAGAAACAGCAATGGACAGACTCGCTCAGGATTATATAGTTTGTTCATACCTATGGAATGGAACTACGAAGGATACATTGATTCTTATGGATTACCTGTATTCGATACACCGAAAAAACAAATTAAAGACCCTCATGGTGTAGCAATAAAGCAAGGCGTTATAGAATATTGGGATAATGAAGTAGAAGGTTTAAAGCAAGATCAAGATGCTTTAAATGAATTTTATAGACAGTTTCCACGTACAACTAAACATGCTTTTAGAGATGAGTCAAAGCAGTCTTTATTTAATCTAACTAAAATATATGAACAAATAGATTTTAATGAAGATTTAAAAAATAGTATAAGTGTAACTCAAGGTAATTTTCAATGGGAAGATAGTAAACAAGATACTAAAGTTATATTTATACCAAACAAACAAGGAAGATTTTTTATTACTTGGATACCAGATATTAATGTGCAAAATAGAAGGTATATTAAAAACGGTATAAATTATCCTAGTAATGAACACATGGGCGCTTTTGGTTGTGATCCCTACGATATATCGGGAACTGTAGATAAGAGAGGTTCAAACGGTTCTTTGCATGGATTAACAAAATTTAGCATGGAAAATGCTCCGCCAAATCATTTTTTCTTAGAATATATAGCTAGACCTCAAACAGCTGAAATATTTTTTGAAGATGTGTTAATGGCTTGTGTTTTTTATGGTATGCCAATACTTGTAGAAAATAATAAACCAAGACTTTTATACTATTTTAAACGTAGAGGTTATAGAGGTTTTGCAATGAATAGACCTGATAAAGCAAGAAATAAATTATCAGTTACAGAGAGAGAAATAGGTGGTATACCTAATTCTAGTGAGGATATAAAACAAGCTCATGCAGCTGCTATTGAAACATATATAGAACATTTTGTAGGTTTAAAGGAAACAGGGTATGGAGATATGTATTTTCAAAGAACGTTAGAAGATTGGGCAAAATTTAATATAAACAATAGAACAACTCATGATGCTTCGATTAGTTCAGGTTTAGCTTTAATGGCGTGTAACAAACATAGATACACCCCAATAGCTGCAAGAGAATTAAAACCTGTTGATTTAGGTATTAAAAAATATAACAATAAAGGATCGACATCAAAAATTATAAGTTAAATGAATATATACACTAACACTAATAGTCCTTTTCCAAGTCAAGTAGTAAGTGACGCAGAAAAAGCTAGTATTGAGTATGGAAAACAAGTTGCTCAAGCTATAGAGCAAGAGTGGTTTCAAAGAGGAAGGACTAGTGGTAATAGATACTTAACTAATTGGAATAATTTCCATATGTTAAGATCTTATGCAAGAGGTGAGCAGTCTATACAAAAATATAAAGATGAATTAGCTATTAATGGTGATTTATCTTATTTAAACTTAGACTGGAAGCCAGTACCAATTTTATCAAAATTTGTAGATATAGTTGTAAATGGTATATCATCAAAAACTTATGATATAAAAGCATATGCTCAAGATCCTGAGTCTATAAAGAAAAGAACTAGTTACGCTTCTAAAATATATGAAGACATGTTGTCTAAAGAATATTTAGATAATTTAAAAAATACATTAGGTATTGATTTATATCAAACGCCTAGCACTGGTGTAATGCCTGAAACAAAAGAAGAACTAGAGCTTCACATGCAGTTGTCTTATAAGCAAAGTGTTGAAATAGCAGAAGAAGAATCTATATCAAGTGTTTTTGCTCAAAACAAATATGATTTAATTAGACGTAGATTAAACATGGATTTAACAGTTTGTGGTATTGCAGCTGCTAAAACTAATTTTAACACTGCTGAAGGTATAACAGTTGATTATGTTGATCCTGCTTACATGGTTTATTCTTACACAGAAGATCCAAATTTTGAAGATATATATTATGTAGGTGAATTAAAAGCTATTACAATATCAGAGCTTAAAAAAGAGTTTCCTAATATACCAGAAGATGAATTAAAAAGAATACAGTCTATGCCAGGTAATAAATCTTATATTACTGGTTGGGGTGATTATGATGAAAACACAGTACAAGTTTTATATTTTGATTATAAAACATATCACAATCAAGTATTTAAAATAAAACAAACAGATCAAGGCTTAATGAAAGCTATTGAAAAGCCAGACACATTTAATCCGCCAGAAAATGATATGTTTGAAAGAGTATCAAGATCAATTGAAGTATTATATAGCGGTGCTAAAGTTTTAGGTACTAATACAATGCTTAAGTGGGAACTTGCTGAAAACATGTCTAGGCCTTATGCTGATACTACTAAAGTTAAAATGAATTATGCTATATGCGCGCCTAGAATTTATAAAGGTAAAATAGAATCATTAGTTAGCAAATGCACTGGTTTTGCTGATATGATTCAAATTACACATTTAAAACTACAACAAGTTATATCTCGTATGGTTCCAGACGGTGTTTATTTAGACATGGACGGGCTTGCTGAAGTTGATTTAGGTAACGGTACTAATTATAATCCAGCAGAAGCATTAAACATGTATTTTCAAACTGGTAGTATTGTTGGTAGAAGTTTAACGCAAGAAGGTGATATGAATCCAGGTAAAGTTCCAATACAAGAACTTAATTCTGGAACTGGCGCAGGTAAAATACAAAGTCTTATAAGCACGTATCAATACTATTTACAGATGATAAGAGACGTGACAGGACTAAATGAAGCTAGAGATGGTAGTCTACCAGACCGCAACACGCTTGTAGGATTACAGAAACTAGCCGCTAACGCATCAAATGTAGCAACAAGACATATTGTACAGTCTAGTTTATTTTTAACTCTTAAATTAGCAGAAAATATTAGCTTAAAAGTAGCTGATGCACTAGAGTTTCCACTAACAAGATCTGCTTTACAAAACTCTATATCAACATATAATGTCAAAACATTAGATGAGGTTGTTAATCTTAACTTGCACGACTTTGGTATTTTCTTAGAACTAGAACCAGATGAAGAAGAAAAACAACAATTAGAAGCTAATATACAAATAGCTTTACAAGCTAAAAATATTGATGTTGAAGATGCTATTGATTTAAGACAAATTAAAAATCTTAAATTAGCTAATCAAATGTTAAAAGTAAAACGCAAAGAAAAAGCTAAACAAGATCAATTAGCGCAGCAAGCTAACATTAAAGCTCAAAGCGAAGCTCAATCAGCTGCTGCAGAAAAAACAGCTATGGCAGAAGTACAAAAACAACAGGCTATATCTGGAGCTAACGTAGAATATGAAAAAGCTAAAAGTGAGTTTGAAAAAGATCGTATGCAATTGCAAGCAAGATTAGATCAACAAAAATTAATGCAACAGCATAAAAATGATATGGAACTAGCTCAATTACAGCAAAATGCTACGAATACAAGAGAGCAACAAAGAGAAGATAGAAAAGATAAAAGAATAAAAATGGAAGGCACTCAGCAAAGTGAAATGATTTCACAAAGAAAAAATGATGGACTTCCTATAAACTTTGAACAATCAACACCTCCAATGGTGTAAATTATTAACTATTTAATTATATTATATTATGTCAGAAAAACAAGCAGCCGTAGAGGTAAAGCAAGAAGGTGAATTTACTTTAAAAGGTAAATCAAAACCTAGAAAACCAAAACAATTAGGTAATAAAAAACAAGAAATACTAAAGGTAAGTATTAAAGAACCTTTAGTAGAAGTTGAGCCTGATGTTAAAAAGGTAGAAATTAAAAACGAAGAAATTAAAAAAGAAGACGATGCCGTTCAAATCGGAGAAACAGAGGAGGTATCTGTGGAAAAACCATCCGGAGATAGCGCAGAGATGGGAGAACCTGTACAAGAGTCCAACGAGACTACTGAAGGGTTTTCTCCGATCCAAGAAATAACTGAAGAAGAAGAAACAAAAAAAGAAGTTAAGCAAGAAATAAAGCAGCCAGAGGTAAAACCAGTTGAACAATCAGTTGTAGATTTACCTGAAAATGTAGAAAAACTTGTTAGCTTTATGAAAGAAACAGGTGGTACTGTAGAAGATTATGTTAGATTAAATGCAGATTACAGTAACATTGATGAAAAAGCATTGTTAAAAGAATATTATAAAAAAAATAAACCTCATTTAGATGCTGATGATGTAAATCTTATTTTAGAAGATTTTACATGGGATGCAGATGTTGATGAGGAAAAAGATATACGAAAGAAAAAGCTAGCATTTAAAGAAGAAGTTGCTAAAGCTAGAACATATCTAGATAACTTGAAAAATAAATACTATGACGAAATTAAATTACGTCCTGGTGTAACTCAAGAGCAACAAAAAGCAATGGACTTTTTTAATCGTTACAATAAACAGCAAGAACAAGCTGAGCAACTACACACGCAGTTTAAACAAAGTACTAAACAGCTTTTCAGCGATCAATTCAAAGGTTTTGATTTTGAAGTTGGAGGCAAAAAGTACAAGTATAACATACAAAATCGTGATGCAGTTGCAGAAAACCAATCAAACATTAACAATCTGATAGGGAAGTTCCTAGATGCAGATGGTAGTGTAGTAGACCCGGCTGGTTATCATAAAGCAATGTATGCTGCTGAAAACGTAGATAAGATCGCTACTCATTTTTATGAACAAGGCAAAGCCGATGCCGTTAAGGATGTAGTTAACAAATCTAAAAACCTTTCTGATGTAAAAGCTAGACAAGGTAACACAGGTGAAGTTTTCGTTGGTGGCTTTAAAGTAAAATCGATTAGTGGTGCAGACTCTACAAAACTTAAAATTAAAACAAAAAAGTTTAACTAATTTAAAATTTATTAATTATGGGTACATTAACTCCACAGTTTGGAAAAATCGTACCATCTCAGTCTCAAGAGCTTTTAAATAGTAATTATTTAAAATTTAATGAAGCTGGAACAGATGGAACTTTTCTCCAACAGTATTTACCAGAGGTCTACGAAGCTGAAGTAGAGCGTTATGGAAACAGAACGTTATCTGGATTTTTAAGAATGGTCGGTGCAGAAATGCCAATGACCTCTGACCAAGTAATCTGGTCTGAGCAAAATAGATTACACATTTCATATGACAACATGACTGCTAACGGTGCTGGTACTGTTTTAACATTAAGTGGTACTGCTGGTCAAGATATGGTTATGTCTGTAAATGACACTGTAGTTGTATTAGATACAGGTACTGGTGCTTCAGGAAAAGCAATTGTTACTGGTGTAACTCTTGGTGGACCTGGTGTTGGTAATATTACGGTACAAGCATGGGACGGTGTTCAGTATACTGCTGGAAACAACTTTAATTCTGGAAGTCTTAAAGTATTTGTTTACGGTTCTGCATATAGCAAAGGTCGTTCTACATTACTTGGAACTGCTACAGGTGCTGATGCTGAAAGAATATCTGTTGATCCTGCTTTCACTCAATTTTCTAACTCACCAGTTATTATTAGAAACCAATACGTAGTAAATGGTTCTGATATGGCGCAAATCGGTTGGGTTGAAGTTGCTACTGAAGACGGTGCTTCTGGATACTTATGGTATTTAAAAGCTGAGTCTGAAACTAGACTAAGATTTGAAGACTACCTAGAAATGGTATGTGTTGAAGGCGAATTAAATACAGCTGCAGGTGCTGGTGCTTATCAAATTGACAAGTTACCAGGTACTGAAGGTTTATTTGCTGCTATTGAAGGAAGAGGTAATGTTGAAGTAGGATTTACTGCTGCAACTGGTATTTCTGATTTTGATGAGATTCTTAAAAACCTAGATACTCAAGGAGCTATAGAAGAAAACATGCTTTTCTTACAAAGACAAACTGCTCTAGATTTTGATGACATGTTAGCTAGCATTTCTGCTGGTGGACAAGGTGGTGTTGCTTATGGATTATTTGAAAATTCAGAAGAAATGGCGCTTAACTTAGGATTTTCAGGATTTAGAAGAGGTTCTTATGACTTTTACAAAACTGATTGGAAATACTTAAATGACGCTTCTACAAGAGGTGCTATTACAGGTATCAATTCAATCGAAGGTGTATTAGTACCAGCTGGAACTTCTACAGTTTATGATCAAGTTTTAGGAACTAACATCAGAAGACCTTTCTTACACGTTAGATATAGAGCTTCTCAAGCTGACGATAGAAGAATGAAGTC